CTTGTGGATTGGCTTGTGCCACCATGTTTGACAAAAACATAGCATGAACCATCAAATGTGCCTCGTGATCTTGCTCTGGAAACACTTGAAGTGGTGCACCTTTCATAGAATTTGCGTTTTCTGTCGCAGGATCCACTGGTGCAGGCGGTTGTGGTGGCGGTAAAATGCCGTCAATGTTCTTAATATCAAGTGCATCATACATTCTTCGATATGCTTCGTACTGATTATGTATTTGTGGTGCAGCTTGTGCCAGTTGCAACTGTGTTTGTGCCAATGACAGACGTTGTGACATAGAAAATATGTTTGGATCTGACACTGGAAGTATATCGACACGACCATCAAAATCATTTTGCATAATTTGTGGTGCAACATTGCCTACAAAATACGGATAAGGTACTGGATTTTCCGAAAAAATCTCTGCTAACATACGAAACTCTTGCTTTTGAGCATAATGTAAACGCTTGTGTATACTAGAAATAATCTTTGAGCCTTGTTCTATCAACGCAACTGTAGTTCCAACTGGTGCTTGTGAGTTAACATCACTGATTTTTGCGTCAGCAACTTGTGCAAAACGTCTACCAGAGTCAACAACTACACCTAAAAGTTGTGCCAATGTCCCAGATGGCTCTTTGTAGGGCAAGGGGATAATGGAGTTTTTCAAGTCACCACCTGGAACATCTATATCTCTAAACTCACCTGGGTTAAGAGGTTCATCGTCATTTCGGATTCTAACGCCTCTTGCCTTAAATCCAGCAGGTAAGTTTGATAATGTGCCTGCATCTATTAGCTGTCTCAATATAGATGTGGCAGCACGAGATAATCCACCTATTGTATGCAGTAAACCAAAACCATAAAAGCCAAAACCTGGTAAAAATTTAAAATGAACAAAGTATTGTCTTTTTCTTTTTAACGGATCTTGTTCTCTAAAGTTTCTAACCACTGATAAAACTTTATTTGAGCCTTGATCGATGGTGACAATATAAGGCAACATAATACCCGAAGGCTGCCCTTCACTATCCAGATCTTCAAAACCTTCCAAGTCCAAGTCAACATGGACTTCAAGTAAGGTGTAACTGTCGTCTGAATAATTAGGATGTAATCCTTGAAGCTCATCAGTAGTTTCTTGGATGGCTCCTTCATCGTCTCCAGTGTCTGTCGTAGATAATTCAACATCTTTATATACTCCCGCAACTTGTAGTTTACGGATATCATTAAAACTCATTCGCACCATGTGTGTGACTCGCTCTGCTGTTCTGATATCAGAGGCAGAGTACGGAACTATTAAATCTTCTGCTGGTACAAATTTAGATACCGCTCTTTGTTTCGTAGGATCAAAGTACACTTTCTTAAATGTAGAACCAGTAAGTGGTAAATAAAACAACATCTGATCTGTGTCTTGATCGTATTCTTCCATGACTTCAGTAATCTGATAGTTCATGTAATCTTTTATTCTTTGTGCTTGATCTTCTGTTTCTTTTGTTGCAACGCCAAGTATTTGTGTTTTTACTGGACCACCACTTGGTAACATTTCTTTATACGCTTGTGACTGAAACTGTGTTGTTGCTTCGGACAATAGTGGATGTGTTACACCACTTGCTCCTAAAAATGGATCGCTTCTGTCCTCGTAGTTTATACCAAGTAAGTTCAAGCCTTTGGCTATAGCTTCTTCCCAGTCTTGTCTTGATTCTAAATCTTCTTTTACTTTTGACTGTAGATCAGATGCAATAGATGCTAACACACCATCTTCTAAAACTTCTGCAAGATTAGCTTCATGGTTGTATGGCTCTGCTACAACTTCCATTTGTTCACCAGTGTCTATCTCAATACCATCTGGTAATTGATCTTCCATAGAATCTGGTAAAGCAATATCAAGCTCTTCTCCTTCAGCCGTAGGTGCACCACCTGCTCCCATGGCTTTTTCGACCATACCTGCTATTTCTCTTGGATCTTCTGCCATCAACTTACCTTTCTAACTATGCCACCTTTATTAAATAAAGATGCCGAGGTGCCTGTAAAAAACTTATCGTCTATTTCACTTATATCCAATACGTTAGAGTCTTCAACATTATATCCTATTTCTGGTAATTTTCTAGTAGTGAGTTTTCCACCATGTTTGACATACTCTTGTAACGCTTCTTTTGGTGCTTTGTTGTATGTTCCGATAGCAGTCACTTTTGACTCTCCAACATAATTCTGTGCAGTAGGAACAATAATTTTCTTTAAACCTAACTTGTGTGCTTCTCTTACAGCAGATCTAATCGCAAACTTAGAAAAGTCTTCCATACTCTTGAACGGTGGCTGTTTTTTCAACTCTGCACCAGGAACTCCTAAATCATAGTCTATGATTTTCTCTAATGTTTTCTTTACCAACTCTTTATCATCTGCTTTATCCACAAGAACTTTGTAAGATTCTTTTATCTTAGCATCATTAAATTTTTCTGAAATTACCCTATCGGTTTCTTGTGCTTTGTCCTCTGCCTTGTTTTTATTTTTTTGTAAAAATTCTTTAACTTTTTCAAAATCTCTATAATCAAACTTACCAAGTGCCGCGTGAAGACCTCCTTTTTTCATATTTTGTCCTCTCATACCTAAGTAATATCCGTTTCTGCCACTGCTATACTGACCAGATATGGCTTGAAAACCTGTCCTTGTTTGACCCAAAACAGCATCTTTTAGTTCAAGTGCAGCCAAATCTCTTTGTAGTTTTCTGTTGTTTTTTAACTCTTGCTCTAAAAGTCTTTCGACATCTCCTCGATCAGCGAATATATGAGAATAAAATTTACCCCCTTTTGCGTTATCCCAACTACTTAACTTACTAGGATTGTTTGCAAATATTCTTTTTACAAAAGGAGTAAGAGCTTCATACATTACATCTCTTTGCTCTTCTGTCCTTGTTGCGATATCATTTAAATCTGTAGGTGCTGTACCAGAGGATCTAGAATATTTAGGAAAAAAACCTGTTCTATTATAAGAATCATCAACTATTTTGTAAGCTAAATCATTTAATGCTTTGTCTGTAAAGGATGTTTCAACAATATCATCAAGTATGTCTTGCATTTCTGATACGTCCTCTGTTGATAAAACTCCTCCAGAACCTCCTTCTTTTTTTTCTAGAAAAGATAAACGATCTTTTGATCTCTCAAACTCCTTCATGAACTTAGAGTCTTGATATAAATTTTTTAAAAATCTGGCAGTTGTAAGCTCTACTTCTGTTTTGTTTGTAAGCTCTTTTGTTAAAAACTGTTTCATCTTATCAACATAAGTATCTGGATCTACATCTATAGCAATCTTTTGTAACTGAGGTATGTCGTAAGCATAAAAACCAGCTTTGTAATCTGGATCTAATAATCTAACATTTTCTGTAAAATATGGTTGTTGATTAAACTTACCAAAAGTTTCTTCAAATATATTACCGATTACTAATCTTGTTTTATCATACCCTGCGTCAAAAACTTTTAGATGACTAGGACCTAACTCTACGTTATTCGGTGTTATGTCCAATATTCGCCTTGATGTTTTAAAATCTTGACCGCTTATAAATTTTGACAAATTAGAGCGAATACCCGCACCTAAAAAAGTGTATAAACGAGTATCAAACGGTGTCTCGGTACTATCAAGTAACAGTTGTCTTTTACTTTTTCCTAACAAACCAAAAACATTTAAACCTTTTTTCAACGCATCAGAAGGTGCTATTGCACTTTCCATAGCATTAAAACCAAGCTCATCTGTGTATTCATTTAAACGATTTATAAACTTTTTCTGTTGCTCTACACTATCTTCAACAGAATCTAAAAAATCTGTTGCTAGACCTATTTCTGCTCTGTTGTTTTCATGGTCAGTAACATCTGCTTCTGCTTTTTGTAGTTTTTCACCAGTTACCCGTCTGTTTTTAAAAGCATCTTTTTTATCTAATGAAAAATTTCTTATCTCTGCTCTTTCTCCATCAGACAACAAATCTTGTGCTTGTTTAATAATTAATGCCTCTTCTGAACCACCATACTTGGTTAGTGTTGCATGTCTATCTGTATCTTTAATACTATCTAAAAAACCATCTTGTTCATCAAAAGGTAAATTTCTAAACTCTTCTGCAATATAAGGTCTTGCTCTGTCTAAGTTTTTACGATCTGCATCAGATACTTGTCTTGCTGGAGTTTGCTGCACTGGTAAAGAACCAGTCATAACTTTGCTTATTGTCTCTGAGTTTCTTACCGCATCAGACTGTATCTCCTCTGGAACAAGTGCTAACTCTCCATCTATCTCTTGAATACTGTATCTTATATGCCCGAAGTAACCTGGAGACTCATCTTGTTTGCCTGCATAATCATGACCCGAGACACCCGTTGATGCTTTGTCGTTTTTTACTACCAATTCTGTATCATCTGCTGTCCCAAAAGCATTAGAGTTTTTGTCAGAAAAAACCATCCAACCGTAATCTTGCTCATTGTTATATGAACGAGAACTTCTTTGTGTAGTGCGATATTTAAAATAAACATCAGGAAATGCTTTACCTAAATCATTCGCTCTGGAAAATGTCTCAACTCTAATCTGTGGCTTAACAGAAGTCAGTAACCCAAGAAACTCATCTCTTGTAAAAGATTTTTCTGAGTTTCTTAATAAAAAATTATCTAAACCTAAACTTCTTAACTCTCGTTTCACGGATCGTGGTACGTTATTGTTCGTCAATAGTCTGTTTAAAATATCTCCACCCTTCATTGGCTTTCTTCCAAAACCAATTAATCCAGCAGAGTTCTCAAAGAAATAAGAGGTCGGTGAAAAAAACTGTTGTGTTGCATCAAAACCTGGCAACGCATCTTCTTTTTCTCTCACAAAATTCTTTGATTTATTTTCTACCTCTGCACCTCTAAAAGCCGTAAAAGGTGGTAATTCTTCTTTTTGTACATGCTTTTCACCAGCTTCTTGAAAATTTTTGGGACCTTTTTTAGGTGGCTTATTGTCTCCAATGCCTCTGTTAGCAGAAGTCATAGCCAGTTTTTCACCAGTAGTTTTAGGAATATCCATCAATATAGGGTCATTTACACCTGCTGGTGCAAGAGCCGTGGGTGGTGGGCCACCTTCATACATCCGTGATAATAGCTTTACACCCGCTGCTGTCTTTCCAATCAGTAACCCAGGCGCAATAGTACGACCAAAACTTTCTAAATTATTACCGAACTCTGGAACATCAACCCCAGCTTTTTTTATCAAGGCTTCCGAACCAATGCCCTTTGCTAAATCTTCTGCTGCCTTTGCTTCTCCTAAATCAGAATATGGAAACAAGGCTTTTCGTGCAGAAAAAAAAGCGTCTGCTATATCTGCTGGTGCTCCAACTAAATCAAAAGTCTCACCAATACCAACACCTTTACCTATGGCTTTTAATTCCTCAAAGGTCTCACTTAAACTTTTTGGTTTTGGTGGTTTACCTTTTAATCCACTGCCTGGAAAAATTTCTGCCATTATGTAATCCTAGTTGTTCTCTTTTTCTCTGGTAACATTCTATCAGAAAAACGATTGGTTACTGTATAACCACCCATCTTTTTCTTAAATAAATCTAATTGCTTTGGTTTGAAAGGTGCTTTCATCTTAGCAGGACCCTTGGTCGGTGGTACAGCTTTGCCTTTAGGTGGTATCACACCAAAGTTTTTACCTGGAACTGGTTGTCCTCGTCCAGCTAGTTCTGCATAAGCTCTTCTTCTATCTGATTCGTCTGACATTAGTAGTATTCCTTCTTGTTTCTTGGATACCAATCCTCGCCTTCGTCCTCTCCATCCAGTGATATAAAACCACCTTGTCTAAATCGCATGATTGCCATCGTCATACTATCACAATAGTCATCATGATCTCCGTTTGGAAAAGATGCTACTTCTTCTATTACATCCTCTGCAAACTTCTCTCCACTAGGATACCACACTTTTCCAGATTCGAAAATAGGAGATACAATGTGCATCCTTGTGGTTTTATCCAAGTTACCCCCCTTACGTCTGCCAGGACTAAATGTCAGAACTGGGAGGTTAAGTAACCTTAATTCATCTGCCAAGGGTTGTCCACTTGCTTTTGCCTCGATCAACATCATGTCGGGTTCCCAGTATTCATTCTCTTCTATCGCTATGTCCTTCAACTCTGGAAAACTCCAACGACCTTTCTTCGCATCTAACATTATCAAATGTTGTATACCATTCTTCTTCGGCTCAAAAACACCCCATGTCGTAATCGCACTGTAGTCTGCTGTCTCTTTTTTAGAGTATGCCGTATCATAACTTTGAATTATATAATCTAACTTCGGCACATCTTGTTCTTCCCACGGAGTCCACCACTCTCTTTTTATCATCGCAGTTTCTTCAGATGTAGGATTCTGCTGCCACTGTGCGTTCCATTTCATAGGCGACAATGATGCCTTGACTTTTAACAACTCGTCCTTGTTCCAGAACTCGGGCCACAACAATTTATCATTCGGTAATATCGCTGGAAACTCCACGATATCCCATTGATCTGACATACTGTCCTTTGCCTGTGCTTGTAATAATCTGCCTGTCAAATCCTTCTTTGACCATCTCGTCTGCACAATGATGATGGTTCCCCCAGGCTGTAATCTCTGCCTCGGACCCGATGTGTACCACTCGTATGTATTATCGTAAGCAGTCGTGGACAGTGCATCTTGTTCCGAGTGTGGATCGTCAATAATCAACAAGTCTGCACCACGACCCGTCATTGCTGCTCCAACGCCTGCTGCAAAGTATTCACCACCAGCGCTTGTCTCCCACCGACCCGCGGCTTGACTGTCTTGCTTCAGATCAGTCTCTGGAAAAACCTCCGTGTATATTGGATCGGCAATCAAGTCCCTAACCTTACGACCAAACCTCACGGCAAGTTCTGTGTTCATCGTGGCTTGAATAATCTTTAACTTCGGATTACGACCCAAGAACCACGAGGGCATGAGATAAGATGCCATCTCTGACTTCGAGTGTCTAGGTGGCATGTTTACGATAAGTCTTTTTAGTTTGCCTTCAGCGATTAGCTCCAATTTTTCTGCAATGATTTTGTGATGTCGTCCAACGATAAAATTTTCATATACATGTTGGGCATACGCTAAGAAATTTTTTTGAGCTATATCACGGGTGTCTAGTTTGTTTTTCTGTTGCTCAAGCAGAAATACCTCATGTAACACCTCTTTGGGTAAAGCATCTAGGTTCATGCCCAAACGATAATATATCCGAATGAATTTATCAACCCTGCATATATATGTGTGTATG